CTTTCCAATGAAGGAGAGAAGGAAAATGCCGAAAATGCCGAAAATGCCGAAGTCGAGGGGTCCGAACCTGTTTCCAAGAAACTAAAGTTGACCAATGCCTTTTGGTGGGTCTTCACTTGGTTCAATTACCCTCGAGACTGGCAGGATTATTTTCGAGATCGAAAAGATCTAATAGAGAAAATAACAGCAGGCGAAGAAATATGTCCCAAGACAAAAAACATGCACATTCAGGGTTGGGTCAAACTGACCAAGAAAAATGTGCCAATCACATATCTAGGACTTCCGAGGGAAATCAGCTGGAGAGTGATGTGGGCGACAGAACGAACAAATATCAATTACTGTTCCAAGGGTGGAACGAATGTGCTTCTGTGGGGAGTTCCTCCGATATGGAAACGGGAAGTGAAGGACTGGAGTCCATGGATGACTACTCTTCTGGAGATTCTGAAAAGCCCCCTCGAAGAAGGAGATGCCTTTCGGACGATCCACTGGCTGTGGGAATTCGAAGGGAATATTGGGAAAACCGTTTTCCAACAATGGGCATATCACAATTTGCCCAATGTGGCTGTTATCGAAGGGAAGGGGGCGGATATCAAGCATTTTATTGCGGATGGTCTGAAGAAGACGGGATTTACCCCGAAGATTGTTCTCCTGAACATCCCGAGAACTTATAAAGACTTCGTATCATACGCAGCTCTAGAACAAGTCAAAGACATGTTCTTCTTCAGTGGAAAATACGAAGGTGGCATAGTATCTGGCCCAAGGCCTCATGTGATGGTCTTTGCAAATGATAGACCAGAGACACACAAAATGTCTCAAGACCGATGGAAAATCGGAAGGATAGTCAATAAAGAAATCGAATGGGAATGACCATTGATTGCGCGGGCTCCCGTGGGTCAAAACCTTCTGCTGCGGCTCCGCTAGCGCTCCGCCTCCGCAGAAGGTTTCGACGCCCAGGTCGCCCAGCTGAGTCGCTGGGCCTTCGGCCCAGTCAAGGACGTCCGCCTGCGGCGGCCCCATGTTTCCGCTTCGCGGTGGCCTAAAAATAATCCCATGGGTATGTTGCATGCCTCGAAAAATATTTTTTTTTCTGCAGACTATATAGGAAAACAATGGCTCGAAAATTTAAGCGATCATCTAGGCGCAGGTCTGGCGCCATGAAGAGAAAAAGGTCTTTTCGGAAAAAATCTTACCGAAAGAGGAACAGGCGGAACAATCATCAAGTCACCATTCCCCAAGGAATGCCTGACCGAATGTACACCACTGGGAGATGGTATGGTGAAAGCACACAGAACACACTGGCTGCTGGTAGCCTCGTCGTATACACCATCCAAAGTTCTGTGTTTGATCCGGCGACATGGGCAACTGGACAACCACACTTCAGAGATCAGTTCGCAGCACTATACAAGTACTATCGTGTTCACAGTGTATTCATAGAATGGAACATCATGAACGTCACAAAGAACGGACCAGTGGACCTCGTCTCATTGAATACAGGAGACAACACAGTCCCTATCACATTCTCTGGATTTGTCCAACAACCAGGATCTCGCGTGGTCAACATGGGATTAGAAGGAAAAAATCATCGAGTGAGAACCAGACTCATTCCAGCTCGAGCGATGGGAATGACACGAAGGTCATATAATTATGACGAAACAACAAGAGCCTTAGTGACAGCTGATCCATCTCGAATGGCATACAATCATTTGTGCATTCTTAACAGAGGAACAGCTGGCCAGTTCATAAATATCCAGGCGAAAGCAACATTCAAGGTCGAATATTTCGACCCATTGGTGGTTGTAGACACATGAGTGTTTACAGTGATGACGTCATCATTTTTTTTCTAGTATATATAAGGGTATATTTAAGAAAAAAATAAAAGTACATTCTTGATAACATGAAAAGAACACCTCTTTTCAAGATGTCAAGTGAAGAATTAAATGCCGTTGATGCCGCCTATTGCCGGGCGGTAACACTAGTCGCCCGGCAATACCCCTGGCCTTTCCAATGAAGGAGAGAAGGAAAATGCCGAAAATGCCGAAAATGCCGAAGTCGAGGGGTCCGAACCTGTTTCCAAGAAACTAAAGTTGACCAATGCCTTTTGGTGGGTCTTCACTTGGT